TCATAAGTTACTGTGTCACCACTTTCAGTTGCTAAGTTTTGTGTAGTAGCAGCCTTAACTGAAGCGTGAACGTGTAATCCTTCAGCAATAGCGTCAACATATGATTTAGGAACTAATGAGTCAGTATCAAATCCTGCTCTTTGATCATATCCACTTGGAACTTTTACAACACCTGTACCGTGAGGTGTTAAATTAATATCTGTATTAGAAGCAGTTGTTGTAATTGAAGAACCATTAATAGTTAAACTATCAACAACTAAAGAAGTTAATCCTGCAATATCAGTTGTAGTTGCACCTAAAGTTAAAGTAGATGAACCTAAAGTTAATTGACCACCAGTAGAAAGTTTAGCGTTTGTTACACCACTATCTGTTAATTGTCCTGTGTCTATTGATAATGCCGTTACTGAAAAAGTAATTTCGTTATCTGTTACAGCAGTTGTAATTGATTGACCGCCAGTAAATAATAAAGTTTCTGAAGTATTGTATTGGTCTGTAGCAGAACCATCTGATAAAGTAATAAATTGATTTACAGTTTCAAATGCTAATCCACCTGAACCGTCTGTTTTTAAAAATTGACCAGCAGTTCCATCTGCACTTGGTAAAGTATAAGTTTGAGAACTTGCTATAGAGTTAGGTGCTTTTAAACCTACAAAATTAGTACCATTGTTTGTACCTTCATTAAATCTTAATTCACCACCTGTAGTAGTGGCATTACCTATGTTTAATGTGTTAATTGCTAAGTTAGCGTCAACAATTAATGCTGAACTACCTGTTAGCGTTCCATCTACGTGATCTAATTTATCTGAAAAATACTGACCGCCAATTACTGCGATTTCGTTTGCGTCACCGTTACCGTCAACTCCACCGATACCGATGAACATTCTGTCACCGAAATTACCTTGTGTACCTGTTCCGTATGTATAAGCGAGTTCCCCAAGTTTGAGAGTTGAGGGTGCGGTAGTATTCGCACTTCTTTTTATCTGAATTACTGTTGCCATAACTTATTAAAAACTTCCGCCGTTAAATGTTAGTGTTCCAGTAGTAGTAACTATTTCGTTTCTTGTTACGAATTTACCATCACTGGCTCTGTATTGTAATAAAGCACCATCATTTAAATCAGTTGCGTCAACATCACCTAATAATTTTAAAGAAAGAGAACTATTTTGTAACTGTTGTCCAGAAGGCAAAGTTACTGAAACTTGTTGTGGGCCACTTGATGTAGGGGCATTAATCTTTGCTGTAATTTCTGGCACTTAAAACCTCTCTCTTTGTACAATATTTATAATACTTTTAACTACTAACTTGTAGTTACATTTGGTCTTACAGTTATTATGCCTTCAATTACTCTTGTCACAGTACCAGACGAAGTTTGCGTGATTTCCACGTCATATACGTATCTTTCTGGTGCGTCTAAAGCTGTTGTTTGTGCAGGTGTGAGAGAAAGTGAAACAATACCTGATGTAGGATCACTTGAAATTGAACTAGTCATAGTTGTTCTTGTTCTTGTTGAAGAATAACCTTTTGCTAGTTTTGCCTCAGCAGTATATCCAGTTAAGTTAAATGCGTTTCCGTTTGCGTCTTTGACTGTAATATCTGAACTGAAACTTGCGCCTTGATCTATGATTAGGTTTGCTATTGCTGCCATCTATTCTGTTTCTGGTTGTACTTTCTCTTTTTTCATCATTTCTGATATACTTTTATTATAATATTCTGTAAGCACTTGAATTTTTTCCAATTCAATATCGTGTCTGACTTTAGATTGTTCTATCTCTTGTCTAGCAACAATCGTATTTCTCAATTTTACACTAAATTTTGTTTCGTCATACACTTTTCCATCTATCGTAATTGCCATAATATTCTCCTTGTTTTATATATTTATAATGCAATTTTAGAGATTGATCCTTGATTTCTGACATATTTTTTATTACTTTCTGTCAATTTTGAATCATATTCTAAATAATTTGGATTGCATTGTTTTGTTTTAATGTGATTTATTAATCCTCTTTTATCTAATCTTTTGTACATTTCATTCCAATTACTTCGTATGGCGTACTTTAAAACTAATCTAGGATTCTTGTCTGCTCTGACACTATGTATTTTTGATCCTACATCTACAAGACAGTTTTCATATTCAAATGATTTATTATCAATTGTAATAATAGGAGAGTTGGGCATTAGATTAAGATTTATACCTACAATTCTATCTTGGTCAATATGTTCAGGTAAAATAGAATTAGGAAACTGATATGAAAATCTTGGTTTAGTATATAAGTCTTCTATACCTAAGTCTTTTGTAATAGGCATCACTAAATGCTCTATATTAAAAACTTTATACCAATACTTTAATATTACATCACCTTCCTTATGATAACCACCTCTATCATATCTATCAAAAAATATTTTCTTATAATGTTCTTTATCTATCTGATAATTTAAATGTAATATCATTTTTGTACTGATCCTTGTATAGGAGAAATATACTCTTTTAATTCTTCTCTTACTTGTTCATAGGTTCTATCAAATATACTTAACTTTAATAAATGTCTTTCTTCAGGCCAAGGATCAACTTTATGTCTATGAGTTACATTTAATAAAGCACAATGATAAGTATAATCACCCCAATCTTCAAAATGTACAGGTGAATTATTTTTAGTAATTAAAATATTTACACAACAAAGAGTATCTATATCTTTATGTGCTGGCACTTGATGATTAGCGTGCTGTTTATAAAATCTAGGACTTGCTTTTACTAACTTATTTATTTTAGATACAAATGGTACCTCATGTTTAGGTAAATGATCTACTCTTGCTTGTTCCCAAAAAGGTGCGTGTTTAAAAAAGCCTTGTTTTGCATATGAAGAAGAAAAAGGAATAAAAGTTTGACAATTCATATCATCTCTTAAACCATCTCTATCAATTAAATGTTCTAAATTAAGAAAAGTTACTGGACATAAGCTCGACATATAATTCTTTCTCCTGTTGCATTTTTAAATGGTGTTCTTCTATGAAGTAATGTAAAGTTATTTGCAATTACTAATCTATTTGTTTTCCATTCAATTTCTTCAATCTTATTTGACATAACAGCATTTTCTAATTCTTTATATACATCTTCATCTAATACTGCCATCTCATTCCATCTCGTAAAATAACCTTGTTCATCTTTACCTACTATTTCTTTTTCACCTTTATATATTCTTCTTAAATATAGTCTTTGATCTAACTTACTATCAAACTTATAAAATCTACCTTCGTCAATAGGTTTCTTAAAATTAAATGTACATTTAATACCTTCATATTTTTTACCTAACTCATCTGATATCCTAGATGAAATATATTGTGTACTAGGACAATCACTTGACGCCATCTTACAATACAATGCCTGATAGTTAGGTTGATTTTCAGTTTGTAATCCGTCTTGGTGCCATAGTTGATTTGGAATATCTTTAGTTTCTTTAGATGTAATTTCAGGCAAGTCAATCATATCTTTGACTATACCATACTTTGTCATATATTGTTTAGCGTCATCTAAACTTTTTATATCATCTATAATTTCAATATCTCGCATACTTCTTGTTTAACTCCGTTAATATCTTTATGACCTAATCTTTTATATTGCCAACCCTCTGGTATATATTGTGAGGCATATTCAATAGTTAAATTCATAGTCTTTTCTGGTCGTTTATATAATTCAGTAGACCAAAACAATTTTGTATAACCTAATTTTTCTGCAACTTTAATTTGATATGGTGCTAAATATTTCCAAGGGTATCTTATTCTTTCACTTCTTACTTTGTATTGTCTGTATTCAGGTGTAATATAACATCTACTATTTACTCTAGCAGTATTACCTTCAAACTTTTGTAGACCACTAAACCCTACTAATTGTCCATCTTCATACAATAAACAAAAACAAATCATTTGATCTATCTTTAATTGTTTTAAAGTATAGTTTGCTTTTAACTTATCTGTACTATTAGCAATATTATCTAACAACCATTGAGGTGGCGTGCCTTCAATTATTTTAAACATCTTTCAATTATCCATCCTGAAATATCGTAATCACTTAATTTAATTTGTTTTGGATTTGCGTGGTGTATATTATGATGACCTTCGCCAGCAGATAGAAAATTTATAAAATAATTTGTAACTGCTTTATTATCTTTATGTCCAAAAGCATTAAAGATACCATAACTAATAAAACCTAAAACTAAAGGAGAAAGAACAAATATAAAAAAGATTTTAAAACTTATTAATAAAGTTATAACTGCTGTTGCAATATGTAATTTCAACCAATGTTTATGAAAAAACATAATTCTAGGATTCTTATATAAATCTCTTACATAAGGTCTGTCAATCTTTTTTACTTTCCAATTATTAAAAAGAACATTCCAAAAACCTTTATGTATAGGAGAGTGTGGGTCTTTTTCTGTATCTGAAAATCTGTGATGTATTCTGTGAGCACCTATCCAACTTAATGGTGACCTAGAAAAAGCCAACATTGCTAGAAACAATGATATTGATTCAAATAGTTTAGATGTTTTAAATTGATTATGTGCAAAGTGTCTATGTAAACCTATTGATAGACCAAACATTGCAATAATTTGATACCAGACAAAACCCATTAATAGCATAACAAATATACTCATTTTTTTTAAACCAATTCGTCTTCTAAAGAATAAGAGATAGAATTATTTGTACAATGCGTTGTTCTTTCCGTTGCACTTGCGATAATTAATTCTTCATCCATAAACTCGTCAAAACTATTTACATTATCAAATATTATTTTGATCTCTTTATTCAAATTATTTTCACTTATAATTTCTAAATTATAACTCTCAATTTTACCTGCTGTTTGATACTCATCCATTTTAGCAATAATTTCTGCTGTAGGAGAGAAAAACGCAACATCGGTATTAGGTCTTGTTTGTTTTATGTATCTTATATAACTCATATAGTTATTTATAACCCTAATAAATAGTGTCATAGCATTGATTTTTTAACAATAATGTGATATAATAATGTATGATTAATATAGTATGTACGAGCAAACCTGGTGATGGTTTATTGAGATATAGTTACGAGCATAACTGCGCTCTAAATTCTCTAGGTATCAAAACACAATTAGTTGTTATACCTAATCCTAAACACACTAAAGAAGAATATATAAAATCTATCAAAGATCAATATAAGACTTATGAAAATGTTGTCTTTGATTGTACACCTAATGGTGATGATGTAACTTTAGTATTAGGTAGAAGTATGATAACTTTGGCATTTAAAGACATTAAAAATTATACTATAGATCAAAAGTTATCTTTACATTTATTATTTAATAATAAAATCATTGCATTATATTCAGAAAATCATCCTAAAGAATATCCTCTTGCTTTAGAATATTTTAAACCAAAAGAAGTATTTGACTTATGCGATTATGATGTTTACCCTAAAGGTGTCGGAATACAATATGAAAAAATTATAAATTTTGATTTGTATAAACCTATAAAAAATGAAATACAATATAAACATTTATTTTTAGGTACCAATGAAATATATTATAAAGAAATTGAAAAACATATTGACAAGTATCCAGATCACGGTATCGTAACTTATAATGAAAAATGGATCAATCCTAAATTAAACAATCTGTTTGCACCTATAGATAATATACTAGGTAAATTTGAAACTTATGTTTATACCAAACCAAACTTTGATCCAGCACCTAGACTATTTGTTGAATTTAAATGGTTGGGTAAAAATGTAGAGTATGTTAGAAATAAAAATATAAAAGACGGTGGTATGATATATTGGAACAGACCTGTGCCTACGAAACAGATTTATAAAGACAACATAAATATTTTAGTTAATTTAATTAAAAAAATATGAAAAAAATATTATTAGTTAGTGGTGATAGTTTTAGTGATAAAAATTTTCAAACTTTTATACATCCTGAATTAGATACATCTTGGCCCAAATGGCCTGAACTTCTAGCTAAAAAGTTAGATATGGAATGTATTAATATAGCAAAATCCGGTGCAGGTAATGATTATATCTACGAGGCATTGGTAGACACTTTGCAAAATATTGATAAAGATAGAATAGGTTTAGTTATAGCAGCTTGGTCTCAATGTCAACGTAGAAGTTGGCAAGAATCAAAAAAATTATATTGGAAAAATAGTAGAGTAGATGTAAAAGGAGATGTTTTTTATTGGGTAAAAAGAACTATGAGATATTGGTATAGTTTTCAAGTATTATGTGAAAGATATAATTTACCATATAAACAATTTCAAATGATTTCTTTATTTCAAGGATGGTTAAACGGTCTATTTCAAAATGATTGGGAAGTAGCACAAAATAAAAGAAAACCTAATCCTACTTTTATAGAAAGACACCTATATCCTGGAGATAAGGAAAAAGATGAAAAGATTTTATCAAATATGGTATTAGAGTATGAAAATATTATTGATACAAAAAACTTTATAGGTTGGCCTGTATTAAAAGTATTTGACGGATTTCATTTAGAAGAAATGACAATAAGAAGACAAGATGGAACATCTGTTGAAGGTATGACAATTTCTAAAGAAGACGCTCACCCTACAGCAAAAGGACAAGAAAAAATAGTGGAGTTTATATATGATAGGTTGGGATAGAGAATACTTAGCAAATAAAGAAGAATATCTAAAACTTTTTGATGACATAATGCAAAAAGAACAAGACACTAATGTTGAGTTTTTAGAAACAAGTCTTAAAGAATTAACAGGTAGAAAATATGCAATCGTTTGTAGTAGTGGAACAGACGCATTACACTTTTCTCTTATCAGTTTAAATATTAAACCAGGTGATGAAGTGTTAACATCAAACTTCTCTTGGATTTCTACTGCCTCTTGTATCTCTATGGTTGGTGCAACACCTGTATTTTGTGAGATAGATTTATCATCTTATCATATGACATTAGAAAGTATTAAAAAAATGTATTCACCTAAAGTTAAAGCAATTGTTTATCCTCATCTATTTGGTAATATGTCTGAAACAAAAGAGATAATAGATTTTTGTAAAGAAAAAAATATTGCATTTGTAGAAGACGCAGCTCAGTCCTTAGGTGCAAGTTTAAATGAAGTAAAGGCAGGATCTATAGGTGATATTAGTACATTTAGTTTTAATAGTAATAAAGTTATATCAGGTATTTCTGGCGGTGGGGCAGTATTAACAAACGACAAAGATAAAGCAGATTTAATTAAAAAATTAAGAAGACACGGAAACAATGAGATATTAGGATATAACTCAAAAATGTTATTGTTTAATGCTAGAGTTATTGATTTTAGATTAAGAAAATTAAAAGAGTGGATATCAAAAAGACAAGATATAGCAAAACAATATGACAAACAATTAAAAGATTATGTTGATATTCAATCTACATCAAATGGTTTAAATCATAATTATCACAAATATGTTATTAGATTTCAAAACAAAAGAATTAGAGATAAAATAAAAGAAAAAATTAATGCAAAAATACATTATGATAAACCGTTATCTGAAAATGTTATGTATAAAAACATTGATTATAGAAAAGAACAAACTTATAATAGTAAAATAGTTTGTGATACAATACTGTCTTTACCACTTGACCCTTATATGAAACAAGAGGAGATAGAGAAGGTTATCAATATCATTATTATAAGTTTAGAACAAGAAAAAAATATGTTTGAAAATAACATTAAGAAGTTAATCGGTGATGATATATTTGATATTAGTTTAATTAATAAAACTACAGAACCTATTTACGATTATATTGTAGAAAAAATATATACATTGCCTGAATATGTACAGTCTGTAGAATTTAAATCAAAAGAAAAATTAAAGATAGCATTTAATAAATTTTATGAAAACCTTACAAGAAATACAAAATAGTCATTTATCAATAGATTTCTTTTTGTCTATGTCGTGCAATAAGAATTGCCATTATTGTACGAGTTACACACTAGAGATGAGAAATTTAACAGTAGATATGACCTTCTTAAAAACTTGTTTAGAATATCTAAAAGATTATAAAGTCAGAATTAATCTATTAGGCGGCGAACCTGGATTGATTAAAAATTTAAAAGAAGTAATAGATGAAATTAAGAAATATCCTAATTTTGTATGTTCAGTATTGTCTAACTCATTCGTAAGAAAAAGATATCCTGAAATATTAGAAGATAAAGATATTTTATATGTAGAACACAACATACTTGACTGGTATGATAATGAGGTGACTAAATTAGGTAATTTTGATTATATACCAGAAAATGATTTAAACAATTATAATGTTGTTGTTAAAACACCTAATTATTTTAAATATAAAGACAAATATCCTGAAGTGTTAAAGAAATTAAATCACAAAAATACTATGTGGAAAGAATTTAATGGCAGATCACCAGAATTTACAGATGTTGTACAAGCAAGTGAAATAGACCGTAAAATGTGTGCCGCCTTTCCTATGGTACCTGTAATAGACTTTGAAAAGAAACACATTGTACATTGTAGTAAAAAGTTTGCTAACAATAGTGAGTTATCTAAAACTTTTGAATTGACAAAAGAGAATATTGATAAGATGATGAACTTTAGGTTATTTAAATATGAAAACTATTGTAAAACTTGTACTGAATGGGTACAACCAAAGGGACATTTTCCTATTACGAAATATGCAGAAGTATTATGAAGATTTATAGTATTGCACTAAACTTACACGACCACAATACATATGATGGTGTGTTTCATAATCAAAGAGAAAGATATACTAGATTTAAACACAATCTGCCGTATTACGCTGAAGCATATGCTCATCAATCAGACATTTTAAATCCAGCAGACTATCGTTTAAATGATAAGTTTGTAAAAGAATATTGGAAAAAGAAAGATGATGTGTTAGCATTTACTTACACGTATGGTGGTATTAGAATGTGTAAAGATATATTACCAAAAGATGTATTTGATTATGAACCTAAAAAACTATGGGATCATTATTATAAAGACGGAATTTATTTCATAGACCATCATCAATCACACGCCACATACGCATTTCTCAATTCAGGTTTTGAACAATCTGATATATTAGCAATTGATGGCATAGGTTCAAAATATAGATGTGTGTTTTTTGATAAAGACCAAAACTTAATTGATTTATCTGATAAATTACCTATTGGTTGGTTATGGAATCATATGTCTAATCTAACAGGATTTGGCACATTAGGAGCAAGTAAACTTATGGGACTTGTTGGATATGGCAAATACAGTCAATATTATTATGATGTGTTTGAAACAATACTTGATGGTCCTATTACAGAAAAAAAACAACCACGATTTGACCACATAAAAATAAATGATTATGGACTACACGATTTAGCACATACACTACAAAAATTTACAATAGATAAAATAAAAGAACACGTTTATCCTTTAAAGTCTTGTGATAACTTATGTATTGCAGGTGGTGTTGCATACAATGGTTATATGAATGAAGAATTTACTAAACACTACAAGAATGTATTTGTACCACCAGCAATAGGTGATGAAGGTCAATCATTAGGAACATATCAACACGCAGATTACATATTGAATAATAATATACATAAAACAGAAACATTTGCTGGTAAAGAATATGATTATGTAGGAGATGAAAAGGTCAATTATAAAAAATTAGCACAAGCGATTGCTGATGGTAAAATAGTAGGTTGGTTTCAAGGAAAATCTGAAAGTGGTAATCGTGCATTAGGTAATAGAAGTATTTTAGCAGACCCACGTAATCCTGATATAAAAGATATTATTAATCACACTATAAAGATGAGAGAAGATTTTAGACCATTTGCACCTGCTGTATTAGAAGAACACTACAAAGAATATTTTGATACAAGATTGTCTAGTCCTTATATGAGTAGAATATGTAAAGTTAAAACTGATAAAGTGCCAGGCATAACACATAAAGATAATACCGCAAGAGTACAAACAGTTAATAAAAAATTTAATGAAAAATTTTATAATATTATAAATGAGTTTTATAAAATAACAGGCATACCAATGTTATTAAATACAAGTTTTAATTGCCAAGAACCTATTGTAGAAACACCTGAACAAGCTATTAGAACATTCAAAAGAACATCATTAGACTTACTTATTATAAATGATTGGATAATTAAAAAATGAATTATTTTGATACATTAGAAAAGAAAAGAAGCCACGTCAAAAGATATGATATGACAAGAATACCACCCAAAGAAATGATTGAAAGAGCATTATGGAAAGCGTGGAAAACATCACCATCAAAAAATCAATCAATGGCATATCAATGTTTAGTGTGGGGTCCTGATAAAGAAATACACAAAGAAGCAATACACAATTTAGTAACTAAATCACATAGAGCAGTAGAAGAAAAAGCAGTTGAAGAAGGTAGACAAAAATTTGTACAAGAAGGAAAAGGTCAATTTCCTAATCCTTATTATGAACACGTAGCATTTAATCCATATTTGTTTACTATTCATAGTAGAGTTTCAACTCCAAACAAATATTATGAAAGACAGATAGCAAAAGGACATCACTATGAACAAGGATTTGAAGATAAAATTGAAAAAATTATAGATTCAGTAGCAGTAGAAGTAGGAATATTTGCAGCTAATTTAGGTTATTATTTACTAGAAGAAGGTTTAGATATAGCATATAACTCTTGTTTTAGAAGAAGACCTGAAGAATGGCATAAAGTAGGATTGACTATGGTAAAGACAAGACCAATAACAATGATATCTTGTGGATATGCAAAAAGATTTAGAAGACAAGATTTAAAAGCACGAGGACAAGAAGAAGATGATAGAAGACCTGAAATGAAAGAAATAGTAAAATGGATTTAGATTTACAATTATTTAAAAACATAATGGCAGAGTCTAGGCACAATAGTGATCTTTTAGATTCATTTAGTCCTAATCAATTTAAATCTAAAGAAAAATTAATTAATCATATTAGAGATTTAAATATTATAGGTCAAAAATCTGAAATTGCAATATTAGGTGGTTGGTATGGCAGTATATTGATACCAGCATTTAAAGAAGTAAAAAGAATTACATTAATTGACATAGATGAAAAAGTAATTAGCATTGCAAAAAACAGATTGTTTAATCACTATAAAAATGTTGACTTTATAACAAGTGATGTATTTTATAAAGATAGAAAAGGTAGAATACAAAACGCTAATTTAATAATTAATACTTCTTGTGAACATATGCGTCCAATGAAACAGCTTGAATTAGATACTAAATCATACTTTGCTTATCAATCTAATAATATGTTTAGTATAGAAGGTCATATAAATTGTGTTAATAATATAGAAGAATTTAAAGAACAGATGCCGAGTAATGCAAAAGTTTTAATAGAAGATGAAATAAAAGATGATAGAGGAACTAGGTTTCTATTGATTGGTAAGTATGAGTAAAGTAATTTATAGTTTATACATTGATGTACCTGAAAATGAATTTGTTGATAATATTAAAACAAATTTAAACAGTAAAAAACAATTTAAAGAAAACTATATTAAATTACTTGCAAATAAACAATGGTATGCTGATCAATTAAATGTAGATTTTAAAATATTTGAATATGAAGATTACAAAGAATATCATAATTATTTTAAGAACAAGTATCCATATATAACGACATATAACATTATTAATTTTTATAAATTACACTTATTATATGAATTATCTAAATCATATGATGAAATATTATATTTAGACTTTGATGTTGTTTGTTTGACAAATGACAATTTTTTTGAAACTTGGAATTTAGATAAAGGCATCTGTGTTTTTGATAATTCAAGTTTAGTAAAAACTATAGAGGCAGTTACAGAGCGCTCTCAAACAATTAGAAGTCCTACATCAAAATATTACAACACTCAAGCAATGTTAATAGAAAAAGGTTTAAATCCTAAAAACAAAGTAATTAATACTGGTATTATAGGTGCAAACAAAGACCATATCAGTCAATTAAAATACTTTGATGACTTTGATAATAATTTAAATATAATGACAAAGTTACAATCTAATTATGATATATTTCCAAAAAAGATTGTAGATTTTTTTGGTTATGATAATGAAACATTGTTTAGTGTAAAATTAAACGAACACAAAGTACCTGTGCAATGGTTAGATAATCAATGGCATTATTTTTTTGACACACAAGGTTTTATACCAAAAGAAACTAAATTTGTACACACAATTAACAAAAAGTTTGATGTAGTATGGAGAAGATATTATGCTTAAAATATGTACAGTATATTTTGATGGTTTTTACACACCAGATTATGTTTCAAAACTTTATAGAAGTTTAAAAAGAAATTCTACTATACCTTTTGAGTTTATTTGTATAAGTGATACAGATGTCGAGGCAGATATTGTGTTACCTTATAATCATCAAAGTAATATTAAGAAACATTGGCATAAACTTAAATACTTCAGTCCACAGTTTGCATATCAACAACCAGGTGACGATATAATTATTATGGATATAGATCAAGTCATAGTAAACAATGTAGATGAATTATTAAATTTTCCTGTACAAGAAAATGAATTAATAAGTTATGGTCAATGGTGGGACAGTAATCTAAAATTAAATGGTGGATTTTATAAATTCAAATCAGGTAGTTTAAAAAGTATATGGGATGACTTTGCACTTAATCCTGAATATTGGCAATTACACTATTATAACAATGGTGATGTACACACAAAATACTATGGAGAACAAAACTATGTTGATTGGAAAATACAAGAACATAATATCAAATTAACATTAACACCACAACAATGGTTATGTAAATATACAGATGACTTTAAACAAAATTTAGAATTAAATAAGATTTATAGTAAAAAGTTTAATACTGATTATATGATACTTGATGATGTAAATAAATATATTAAAGTTGTACATTTTACAGGCGTTGGTAAAACCATACACGAATCAAATGCAAAATTTATAAAGGATAATTGGTATGTCTAAAAAAGAACCTACATTACAAGAAGGTGAAATGATGATGAGAGATTATATGGATATGACATATGATTGGGATAAAGAGAGAGAAGTTTTAGAAACTATGAAACAATGTCAAAGAAATTATCATTACAAAAAATGGAATGATATGACACCTAATTTAAAAAAACACATTATAAGTCAATTGTTATATGTAGCAACTAACTCTCCTAGTAAACAATATGAATCCCATTATGATGTTTATTGGACTGCTGATAGAAAAGTTATAGATGAAATATCAAAATACACCTGGGGCAATACGCATAGAAGAAAACCACCATCTACTTGGAGAAACACACAAGCAAATGCTAGTATGTATATTTTATGGGTTGCAAAAGAACCATCTACTAATTTAAATTGCAATGCCGACGGTACTTTGAAAGAAAATTCACACCACGAAAGATGGTTTAATTCTTATTGTAGTATTGGTATATCAGTTGGATTAACAATGAGAACAGCAGTTAAAATGGGTTTTGTTACAGGCGCTAATAAAAGTCATAATGATTTAAATGGAAATGCTTTTTGGGAAAAAAGATTAGGTATATTAGATGATGTTAAAGAAGATAAAAAAAGAATTACATATGGACTTGGCATAGGGTTTCCACAAGAAGGAAGACCTCGTTATGAATCAGATGATACTGAACTTATGATTGGCGCTTCAAATGGTAGCAAAATAACTACAACAGAGCAAGAAACTCATCCTATAACAGGTATGAAAATGAGAAAAGCAAAGATTGTAGATATAAAAGGAAAAGAAAATACTATCGTAAAAGACCCTTATGGAGTTGAACATATGCTACCTGAAAAACCTACTTTTAAAATTAATACATCTTTACATAGTTTAAGAGATATAAAGGTTACTGAAATTAAATGAGAATAATTTGTTGTAGATTTGGCAAAAAGTTTACAGACTGGCACGTTAATAATCTAAAATATATGATAGACAATTATTCTGGTCTATTTTATACAGATTTTGAAGTTATAGAAAATGACATTTATGGCAATTGGTATAATAAACTACAAATGTATGACAAATTTAGAGATGGTGAAAATTTATATTTTGATTTAGATAT